TTCCGATAGTGGATGGTCTGCTTGTTTAGTTAGGAGAGCATAATGACTTTATACGACAAAATCATGGCTCTATATCCTAGCCTACAACCACAAGATTTCTTGACTGTAATCACACTACAAAATGACAGCGATGGTCGTGGCGATTACATAGCAAAGTGGGAACATCCTACTCTACCCCGCCCAACTGACGAACAATTAGAAGGAGCAAGATAATGCCAGTAACTATTGACGGCACAAGTGGTATCACGACCCCAATGTATAACGGAACAATTACTGCTAATGCGGTAACACCATCCGTAAATATGAAGAACAGAATCATCAATGGTGCGATGGTGATTGACCAGCGTAATGCTGGTGCTAGTGTTAATAATATTGCAGGGTCTATTTACACACTTGATAGATGGGACACATATGGCGACCAAAGTGCCAAATTTTCTGTTCAACAGAATGCTGGCTCTGTAACCCCTCCTACAGGATTTACAAACTATTTAGGCGTAACTTCTCTGTCTGCGTATACAGTTGGTGCTAGTGAAATTTTTAGAATAAGTCAACAAATTGAAGGATTTAATGCCGCAGATTTGGCATGGGGAACAGCAAATGCCCAGACAGTTACTCTATCGTTCTGGGTTCGTAGTTCATTAACTGGAACTTTTGGTGGGTCTTTAGTTAATTCAAGTGCAACCTACAATTATCCATTTAGTTACACAATTTCTGCTGCTAACACTTGGGAAAGAAAATCAATAACAATCACTGGTGCAACAAGTGGCACATGGAATACAACAAATGGGATTGGTGTTCGTCTTATTTTTGGTCTTGGTGTTGGCTCTTCTCTTTCGGCAGCCGCTGGTGCTTGGACAACTTCCATTATTAATTCTTCTACAGGTGCAACATCCGTAGTCGGCACAAACGGAGCAACATTCTACATTACGGGCTGTCAATTAGAGATTGGTAGCACAGCTACTAGCTTTGATTACAGACCTTACACTACAGAACTGCAACTTTGCCAACGGTATTATGTAAAAGCCGCTTCTGGTTTATCTGGCAATGGAATTGAAATCAACTCTGGTTGGTATTACAGCAATACTCATATATCTTTTTTTGTTGTTTCTCCTGTTCCAATGAGAACAAATCCTACATTAGCCGCAACATCTGGCACAGACTATTACATTATTTATCGTAATGGAACAAGTGATACTTTTGATTCCATAGTTGCTGAACTTTCAAATGCAACAAATACTATGTTGTCTTGCTATAACGCTTCACAAGTTTCTGGAACTGCTGGTCAAGCTGGGATAGTTAGAACATATAATGCTTCAGCAAGCGTTACTTTAACTGCGGAGTTATAAAAATGTATAAACTTGTTAAAAGTCTTTATGACGGTGCTATTAGAACTGTAACTTTACAAGCTGGTAATATGCTTTATAGCATCCCATTCGACCCAGCCAACACCGACTATCAAAACTTCAAAAAGCAAATCAACGCTGACGAAGCACAGCTTGAGGATGCGGATGGGAATGTGATGACAGCCGAACAGGCAAAAACATACGTGGCAACGCTACCCTAATATTTTAACAACGGAGAAAAGAGATGGAAAAAATCACTTTGAGCACACAACTAATTAACTCAATTCTAGCTTACCTTGGAACTCGTCCGTATCAAGAATCTTTTCAATTGATAGAAGCGATTCAAAAAGAAGCTAAAGAAAGTGTATCAAATGCCAGCGAAGCGAGCAACAGTCCAGCAAGTTAAAAATGATATCGACGCGCATATAGATATATGTGCTGTCCGATACGAAAGCATCGGTAAAGAGATGCGTGGGGTAAATGCTAGGCTAAAAAGACTAGAAACAATTCTGATTGGAACTGCGGGTTCCATCATTTTGCTTTTGATTGGTCTAGTTCTAAAATAGGGGAAAAAATTGAGCCATGTCAGATCAATTCGGACTCCTAGACGGAGCCAAGGGGTTTAGCGAAGGAATAAAGACAGGTAAAAGTGCGGGCAAAGAGATCGGTAAATCGATTGAAGATGTCCAAAAAGAAGCAACAGATGTAGCAGTACAAAAAGCGTTAGAGCGTAAAAGGCAGCAAAGAGAAGCGGAGTTTCTTAAAGAGCGAGCAATATTCAAAGCGCTTGATGAGTACAAACGAAAGAAGCGAATCAGCGATGAGGAATACCGTCTTAAGGTCGAGTTTATTAAGAAGTATGGTACTAAAGAGTGGGATCAAGTTTTACGTATCAAAACTGATATTGAGAAATTGGAGAAAGAAGATGCAGAACACTTTAAGAAAGATTTGGCAGAAGTGCGTAGAGTCATGTTCATGTGCTATGCGCTGGCTGCAATCATCGCTTACTACCTTACTTGGGGTCATAAAGGGTAAATTGAAATGAATATGCAAGACATCATGAAGGCGGTGATACCGATTCTGGTAGCCTGTATTGCGTGGCTACTTGGTCAGGTGTCTTCATTTCAAGAGCGTCTCACTAAGATTGAAGGCAAAATGCCCGCCTTAATTACTAACGAGGGTGTACCTACCGATAGCCCGATATCCGCTGAAAAGCGCCATGTTCTCAAAGCCGAGCTCCACAGAGAGATTCAAGACCTGCACGTGCGAGTCAAACTCCTTGAGGAAAGGGCTAAAAAATAATGCTTACGCTCATATCCACCGCGTTATCTTTTCTCATGGGTGGTTTGCCTAAACTGCTAGACTTCTTCCAAGATAAGTCCGACAAATCCCATGAGATGCAGATGGCTCAACTCCAGATGGAACGGGAACTAAAGATGTTGGAAGCTGGCTACATTGCTCAGGCTAGAGTTGAAGAGATCCGTACTGAGCAAGTAGCAATGGAAACTCAGGCTCAAGAACGTACTGCAATGTACGCTCACGATATCGAGATCGGTAAAGGTGCTAGTCAGTGGGTAATCAATCTGCGCGCCTCAGTGCGCCCAATGGTCACCTATCTATTCGTTTTCCTATTGATCGTAGTTGATATATCTTCTATTTGGTGGGCATGGTCATCAGGCGCTGCATTCGCTGAGTCTGTTACGATGATTTTTGACGACCAAGAGATGCAGATTCTAGCTTCGATCATCGCATTCTGGTTCGGAACTCAAGCGTTTAAGAAATGAAAGTAAGCGAGAAAGCCATCAAAATGATCAAGCACCATGAGGGAGTAAGGCAAAAACCCTATCGATGCCCAGCTAAGCTCTGGACAATCGGAGTGGGTCATGTCCTTTACCCTCGTCAGGGTGCTTTGAAAATAGATGAGCGAGATGCTTACCCACTTGAATATAAAGACGACCGCACATTCTCAATGGAGGAAGTAGATGACATTCTTCGAGATGACCTTAATCGCTTTGAACGAGGTGTTGAACGCTACTGTCCTGTCAAGCTCACTCAAGGTCAGTTCGATGCTCTTGTTAGCTTTAGCTTCAATGTTGGTTTGGGAACATTACAGCGAAGCACCCTCCGTCAAAAGGTTCTTCGTGGGGATTTTGATGAAGCTTCAGAAGAGTTTTTGAAATATACTTTAGCTGGTGGCAAAGTGTTAAAAGGGTTGGTTAATCGTCGTAACGATGAAAAGGCATTGTTTATATCATGACTGTATCTTTTGTTCTAACCTATGACTCACTAACTAGTACTGTGCTTCAGTATTTAGAGCGTAACGATCAAGCCACTATTGAGCAGATTCCTACGTTCATTACTCTTTGTGAGTTTGAAATAGCTCAGCAGATCAAGACCCTTGGTCAGCTTCAGGTCGTTGAGAGCGCTATGTTAGCAGGTAATCCAGTCATCCCTAAGCCTGCTCGCTGGCGTAAGACCGTATCGTTCAACGTAGTTGTGAATGGTCAACGCACCCCTGTTTTATTAAGAAAATACGAGTATATCAAAGCGTATACTCCTGACGCGAATACTGAAGGTGTTCCTCTTTATTATGGTGACTATGATTATGAGCATTGGATTGTTGGTCCTACTCCTGATCAAGATTATGAATTTGAAGTTTTATTTTACGAGCGTATTTCTCCGCTTTCATCAGAGAATCAAACTAATTGGCTCACCCAATATGCGCCTAACGCTATGTTATTCGGCACTCTGTTACAAGCGATGCCATTTTTGAAAAATGATCAAAGACAAATTTTTCAGCAAAAGTATGACCAAGCAATGGCTGCATTGAAAACAGAAGATATTACGCGTGTTGGTGATCGTCAAACTATTGCTATTGAAAGTTAATTATGACATCTTATGTAAACCCATTTACAGGGCAAACAATTCAACCTAGCCAAGTCGGCTATGAACAGCTCACAATTAGCGTAGATACAATTCTACAATGGCCAGTAAACGGAAATACTGACGATGTTGTTGCTAATATTATTGAAGTTACTGCAACAGCTGCAAACCTTAAACTTTATATGCCTGCAGCCACTCAGGTATCAACAGGTCAAAGCGCGTTAATCAGAAACATTGGTGCTACCGCGTTTACAGTTGTCAAAAGTGATGGCAGCACGATCGTTTCAATCGCTTCAGGTATTGCTCAGTATATTTACATTACTGACAACACAACGATACCAGGATCTTGGTCAACAGTAACCTTTGGTGCTGGTACTTCATCAGCGAATGCTGCTACTCTAGCTGGCTATGGTTTGAAAGCTATCAGCACGACTCTGAATCAAGCGTACGATCTTACAACCTATAGTTCAAATGCAACCCTTGGTTCAGCTAACCGAGCCTCTTTTGCAGTTTGGGAAGGCGGTGTAGGGTCAATAGCTCTACCTAGCGCCTCAAGTGTTGGTAACAACTGGTTCGCGATGATAAGAAATAACGGGACAGGTATTTTAACTGTCACTTGTAATGGATCTGACACGATTGACGGAAATGTTTCTCAACAGCTTCAATTAAATGAGTCTTTCGTTGTAGTTTCAAATGGAACTGACGGATTCAACTCATTTGGATATGGTCAATCAACTAACTTTTTCTATACGATTTTATCAAAAGTCGTAACAGGTCTAGGTGCAACAATCACTTTGACTTCCGCTGAAGCAGCCAATATCATTCAAGAATACACTGGAGTCCTCAGCTCAAATGTAAGCGTTATTTTCCCTGCTACAGTTCAAATATACACAGTAACAAACCTGACTACAGGCGCGTACACTATGACGTTTAGGACTGCAGCGGTAGGCGGTGCAACTGTTATCATTCCTCAAAATCAGAGTTTGATTCTAGTTTGCGACGGAACTAACGTATACAACGCTAACTCAGCAACAATCTCTACTCTACCCAGCTTAACTTTAGGTTCTGGAACTGCAGCCAACCCCTCTTTGAATTATACAGGCGATACGACTACAGGATATTACAGACCTTCTAGCGGTCAATTGGGTTTCTCATTGTCAGGTGTTTCAAAAATGACTCTTGAAGCTGATGGTCTTCATGTAATAGACGGCATCAAAGGGGGAACATTCGTTTGACCGCTAAAGTCATATCCCTTCAAATCAAACCTGGAATCCAGCGAGACGGAACTCAGTTTGATGCGCCTTGTTTTACTGATGGGCGCTGGGTTCGTTTTCAACGCGGTCGTCCTCGTAAGATGGGTGGTTACAGAGGGATATTTTTGAATGCTACAGAGATATCCCGCGGAATGATCATGAATTCTGAAAATGGTCAAAATTATCTTTACTCAGGTTCTCAGTCTTATCTGCAAATGTGGCAGACTGATAACAATAACGGAATCGGAACAGGTCCAATCAATATCGGTTTCAGCGGTGAAATATTAACACTCGGTAGTCTTGTAGCGGGTTCTGGCTACGTTAATGGCACATACGTAGCAATTCCATTACTAGGCGGTTCAGGAATCAGCGCTACTGCTACTGTAGTAGTTGCTGGTAATGTTGTCACCACTGTCACTCTAGTTAGCGGTGGATTCAATTACGTCGTTGGAAATGTTCTAACAGCAAGCGCTGCAAGTTTAGGTGGAAGTGGTTCAGGTTTTACAATTAACGTAGCTACGATAGTTAATGGCTTTACTGCAAACGCGAACAACCTTTGGCAATTTGATATCGGTTATGACGCTGGTAATGGTGGGATATCTTCTTTAGTAGCTCATCCAGGACTGAACCTTACGAATATTGATAACACAACTAATACCCCTGTTTTCTCAGGCACGTTTCCTGGAGGCGGTCTCGTAGCTCTGACTGACTCACAAGGAAGCTCACCTACTGGTGATCCGATTGAAGTTTCAGGCGGGTGCGTGCTTCTGCATCCTTATCTATTTGTATATGGTAATGACGGGTTAATTAAAAACTGCTCAGCTGGTAATTTCTTTGATTGGAACTCTGCTGACGCTAACGAAACTAACGTCTCAACAGGAAAAATAATCAAAGGTCTTCCAGTTCGAGGCGGTACAACCTCACCATCGGGCTTATTCTGGTCATTGGATTCATTAGTTAGAGTTAGTTACAGCCCAACAACAGTCGGTGCTTCTACTATATTTTGGCGTTATGACATCATCAGTCAACAGACTTCCATTATGTCATCAAGCTGTGTTATAGAATATGATGGTATTTATTTCTGGTGCGGTGTTGATCGTTTCTTGATGTACAACGGAGTAGTTCAAGAGATCCCTAATCAGATGAACATGAACTATTTCTTTGACAATCTTAATTACAATCAGCGTCAAAAAGTTTGGGTTTCAAAAGTTCCTCGTTGGGGTGAAATCTGGTGGTTTTATCCAAGAGGGGACTCTACCGAATGTAACGATGCAATCGTATTCAATATTCGTGAGCAAGTTTGGTATGACGCTGGGACAGCCCTCGGAGTTCGTAGGTCAGCAGGGGTGTTTTCAGAAGTTTTCCGTAAGCCTGTTTGGGCTGGAACTGAAGAGAATACTGTAGGCACATATACCCTCTGGCAACACGAAACAGGGGTTAACGAGATCTATTTGAATAATGAAAACGCTATTGAAAGCTATTTTGAAACAAACAATATAGGCTGGGTAACAGGCGGTCCAGGAGCGGATGACCCTGTTGGTCCTAATCGCTGGATTCGCCTCGAGCGTGTTGAGCCTGACTTCAATCAATCTGAACAGATGAATCTTTACGTGACTGGTAAAGGTTATGCGAACGATGTTAATGATACTAGTAACCCCTATATTTTTACTCCTGATACACTTAAAATTGACATGCGTGAACAAAGACGCGAAATGAGGCTTAAATTTGAGAGTAATATCGTGAATGGCAATTACGAAACAGGTCAAATATTGCTTTCCGCTGACTTTGGTGATGAACGTAGCACAGGAAACCCATAATGGTTACATACGATCCGCGTTATATGTCTTGGAACGAGTGGTGTCCTCTGATGGCAGATCTATTTGCTGCTCAGCAGTTAGGTACAGCTCCCGAAGACAAATGGCGTGATTGGGCTTCTGGCATGGCTGGAATAGGTTATTTTATGGATTCAGGAGTACCTGATCATAGAGGTTTCAAAACGTGGCAGGATTGGGCAACTCAATTAGTCGGCATAATGTCAATTAAGGCGTAAATATGAAAGCATCCGAAGTAATTTACAACGACAAATTTAGCCAGGAAGACGGACCAGATAAGGTTCTGGCTGGCATTGGAAAACTAGTCAATGATAATATGGCTGTCGTTCTTCAAAGCGCTGATACTGTTTTAGTCGTTGTGAGATTAGGTGATGCTGCTGTAGAAGTTCATGCTTACACAGTTGATAGCGGTTTGAGACTTGTATCCGCGTTGAAAGTGTTGATTGAAAAATTGAAAAAATCTGATATTCAAGTTGCATACATTGCAGACCCTAGAGACGCACAAATGCTTCAAGTATTAAAAATGAACGACCTCAGGGTTACTCCCTCTGATAGACCTCAGTACCAGTGGATGATTACAAGATGAGATATAGTCTAGAAAGCACTTTACCTATTAACGCGTTCTCCCCTCGTGGGGGTCGCAGTCCTTTTGCTCGTGGCATGACCCTAGAAGGTGGGGGTGGCGGGGGTGGTATTGTAGGCGGGATAGTCAACGCGGTAAGCGACGTATTTGAAGGCGCAGGTAAAGCGATTGAGAGCGTCGGTCAAGCTATTAGTGACGTAGGTGTAGCTATTGATAAAGGTGTTAACGACGTAGTTCCAGGAGGCTGGGCTACTGTCGGTACAGTTGCACTAATGGTTGCAGCTCCTTATGCAGCACCTTATCTTGCCGCAGAAGCTGGTGTCTCAGCATCAGCTGCAGCAGCATTGGAAGCAGCAGCCATAGCCGAAGGTGCAACTACCGCAGGAATGGTGGCTGGAACGTCCTCAGCTGCAACTGCAGCAACAGCGGAAGCAGCTTTACAAGCAGCAGCTGCCAATGCCGCAAAAGGTGCTGCAATTAACTCTGCTACTCAATTAGTAACCACAGGTAGTATTGATCCCGAACAAGCATTCAAAGCAGGTATTTCAGGCGGTGTTACGGGAGGTTTATCCAGCACTCTTAACGCTTATGACGTTAATCCGATGATTTCAGGCGGTTTAAGCGGTACTGTAGGTGGCGGTTTGAATGCTGCTCTCAACGACAGAGACTTCGCTACTGGTGCTTTGACAGGTGGTTTAGGTGGTACTGTAGGCGGTGCGACTAGCATGGCATCTAGAGAATTAGGTCTTGATCCTTATTCTGCAGGTGCATTACGCGGAGCTACTAGTGGCATAACTAGTGCAGCATTGAATGATCAAAATATACTTGCAGGCGGTCTGACTGGTGCTGCTGTAGGCACGGCTGGCGTAGCAGGTAGGCAGTTAGGAACTGCTTTAGAAAATGAAATAACAGGTGATGCTGATAGGCAGACGTTTACAGGCGACGTGTTAGGTTCTTTAGCTAGATCAGAAACTAGAGATCTATTGACTGAAGATCCTACTCGACCACAGAGACCGATGCCTCGTACAAGATTAGCAGGTGCTCCTAGTCAGGTTAGCTACGCGCAACCTTCAGGTGCTTTGCCAAGAGCTTCTCAGCCTAATCAAATTGCAGCATTCACACCAAGAATGAGTCCTGCGGGAGCACCTATATTTGGTAATGAGCAGAGCAGTTCTTCAATGTTGAGTCAAACTGGATTGCCTACTATGGCGTCTACGACTTCAAACACCTCAGATGTTTCTCTAGCGGGTGGTGCTGCAGGTGTTCCTACTGGTTCTTCTCCTAACGCTAATATAGGTAACGTGACTGGTTTATTCCCCAGCTCAGGATTGAATGCAGCAGGATTACCTGCACCTTTAGCTTCAGGAGTTTTGACTTCTCAAGCTATGTATGACTCAGCACCTGACAGCCCTAAAATCAATCAATTGAAACAGCTCTACCCTCAGCTTCAAAATGTTGATCCTAGAATTTTGACATCTATAACGTCAGACGCTTCCGAACGAACTTTTGCTCGTGGCGGTCCAGTTCGTATGAATAAAGGTGGTAATCCTCGCGATGTTTTAGAAAGATATAGAAAAGCGCAAGAAGATTATGAGTTCGCTCAAAGCGACCGAGGGTTCAGATTAGCTGCACAGAGCCTGACTCCTCCTAACCAAGATCGGTATGCTGCTAGAGTTCCATATGGCGACCCTTCCAGTAATTACAATAGACCCATCTCGTCACAATATTTTATAAACCGAGCCAAAGGTGGTTCAGCTAATACAAGTCATAGCGACCATGTTCCTGAGTTTATTACAGGCGCGACAGGTCACTTCGTTCAAGGACGTGGTGATGGTCAATCCGATGATATTCCAGCGATGCTAGCTGATGGTGAATATGTATTTGACGCTGATACTGTTGCAGCGTTAGGAAATGGTTCTTCTAAGGCTGGAGCGTTACAATTAGACAAAATGCGTGAAGCGATTCGTAAACATAAGCGGTCTGCGCCACACGATAAAATTCCTCCGAAGGCTAAATCGCCTTTAGAATATTTGAAAGGGAAAGCATAATGGCACTTCCAATCGCACCAAATAATCAAACAATTGGCTCCGCAATGAGCGCAGCGCCAATGTCTACCACACCTCAAGCTGCACAGACCTCTTTGCCTTCTAATTATCAAGACGCTAGAAACGCATTTCAGCAGTTTCAAACGCAAGAAATGGAAAATTATCGAAATGCTCCATACGACCCAAATAGAATAATTCCTGGCATAGGTGTTGCTATGGTAGGATACGATCAGTTTGGACAACAGTTTGGTAGTGCTACAGACTCAGACGCATTTAATAGATTTTATAATCAGAATTATGCAAATACAAATGCACCAGTTTCAATCCCACAACAACCAGGAGATGGTAGTGGTTTTACAGGTAGAACATCTGGTGGAGCGTTCGCAGATTTAAGTGGAACAATGACTAGAGAACAAGTAGACGCGATCAATAGACAAGCAGAAATGAATGAAAATGCTATGGCTAACAGACCATTAAACGCTCCCGTGACAGGTGGCGGATTAACTTCAGCGATTACAAATAGATCTACAATCAATAACCCTCTATCAATGACTATTCCAGGATCAGTTCCTAACTTTGCTGCTATTCCTGATTTAGGTATTACTGCGGGTTCAGCTCCAGGAGGCGGTGGTTTAACGCAGGGAACAGCATTACCTAACATCACTACAGTTCAAAAGCAAGCAACAGCGACACCTACATTCTATACTGACTATTTGAATCAATTAGCCAAACAAGGCGCTAGTGCTGCTCAGAATGCTCAATTCGTCGGACCAACTGCGCTTCAGAATCAAGCGTTCGATTTGACTAGGGAAAACGTAGGTTCATATAATCCCGCATTGAATGCGGCAACTAATCTAGCTACTCAAGCAGGCGCGTATAACGCTGCAGAGGCAGCAGGTAGATACATGAACCCCTACACTCAAAGCGTAGTAAATGAGCTGGGTCGTGTTGGGCGAAGTAATATTGAGAAATATTTAGCACCTGCTGCTACGTCGGCTGCAGTAGGCTCAGGTCAGTTCGGCTCAAAACGCGGTGCAGAAGTGCTCGGTCAGGCAATCAATACAGGGCTATCAAATCTCAATTTAGAGCAGTCTCGAGCGCTCCAAACAGGTTATAGCCAAGCACTTGCAGCTGCTCAACAAGAACAGCAAGCTAGATTAGCTGGAAGCCAGCGATTCAGCGACATTGCTAACCAGAGACAAGCTCTCGGCTTAGGTGATATAAATGCTGCTGCAACCATAGGTGAACAGCAACGTGCGCTGGAGCAGAACTATCAGTTGTTCCCAATGCAACAGTTAACTTCTCAGGCAGCATTGTTAAGAGGGCAAACGATACCCACTTCTACCTCGTCATCTTACACTGGACCCATTCCTGGAGCCTACAACGCTTCACCGCTTTCTCAGATTGCAGGTCTGGGTGCACTGGCTAAAGAAGTTCCAAATCTCTTCTCTTCTATTGGGACTGGTATCGACAAATTAGCTTCTGGACCAATAGGTAAAGCAGCAGGATCAGCATTCAATGCTCTTGTAGGTGGTCCAAGTGGTAAAACTATCGCGTATCAGCAAACATTAGCTGATGGTAGTACCATGAATGTCGCATCTGATGGTACTAAAACTATCATGTTCGAAGACGGAAGAGTTCAAAATTTTGATAGAGCAGGTAACTTTTTACCATCTGGTAGTACTGGTGATATGGGTTATTCTCCTGGGTATAACGAGCAAGATTTGTATGACCAAGAAGCTGCATATAATGCTTATCAAAATTACTATGATGATTATCAAAACTATTATGATAATGATTATCCTAGTGCTCCTTACAATCCTTATGATGATGCAGGATACTAAACATGGCTACTAATCCAATCGGTGCACTGCCTACTGCTATACCTCCTGGAATCGCAGGTGACCCTACTGCTCAACAGGAGTACATGGCTGCTCTTACTAAAGTTATAGAGTCTCTTGAAAAAAGAAATGAGATAAATTATTTCAATGTCGCTGGTCAATTCTTTGATCCAGGACGCACTGGTTCTTTTGGTGAGTCCGTAGGGAGAGCGTCAGCTTCAATAGGTAAAGATATAGAAGCGCAGCGAGCAAACGCGCCTACTCTTGCTATGATGAGAGCTCAGTTAGCAGGTCAAAAATATACAATCGAAAATGATGCGAAAGCATTAAATATCATTGCTGACAATTTAGGTATTGATCCTAAGAGCACTCAACAAACTCTCAGCTCTGGTAATCTTTCACAAACCCAACTTTCAAGGATTCCTCAGCTTTACCCGATGATTGCGACTTTGTCACCAACCCGAGCTGCGATGTTAAAAGATATGTATGACATGCAAGTTAAAGGCGCGGACATTGATATTAAACAGAAAAAATTCGGTCTTGAAGAAAGTGAATTTGGTGCTAAATATGACCCTGACTTTAATATCAAGTCTAAGACTACTGCTCCTGTTACGCCTGCTGCGCCTTCTGCAGTTCAAAGCTCGGCTGCTCCCGTTCAGGATAATTATCGGTTTGAAAATTTAACTCTAGGTGAAAGAGAAAGACTAGCTCAAAAAGCGCAAGAGCTGGGTTTGATAAATGACGTAACGAACAGAACTGACGTTGCTGATCTGTTCAACTCGATGCCTATTGAAAGACGTCGTGCAGCTTTTACTCAAGCAGGTTTGACTCCTGATCAGGCTGGCGCGACTGAAACATCGCGTACTGGTGACGTTCAAGTGGCTAGTTCACGTGTTTCTGATAGGCGTCCAGGAGAAACCCTCGTTGCTTATCAAGAGCGTAAAAAAGCTGAAACTCAAGCTGATATTGATATTTACAAAAAATCTATAGAAAGTCGTGAGGCTACACCTCAGAAAAAGTTTGATTTGATCGCAGGTTACGATAAAGAAACAGTAGGAACAACTAACGCTAAATTAGACAATCTTTATAAAATGGTCAATACTGACATGGGTAAAAAAGTTATGTCATTGATGAACCAGAAAGGTGTTCTAACCGCGATTGCTCAAGGCGCTGAATCAGGTATAACGACCCCTATCGGATCGATAAGCGCACCAGCTCAAGAGATGTTAAATAAGTTAAAACTTGAACCTAGAGAGCAAGACTATGCGCGCCTTATCGCTCAGACTATTTCAGATCTGAATATGGGCGTCATGAAACAAGGTAAAGACATATTTGGTCCACAGATCAGCGTTTATGACGCGCAAAAAATGGCTGAACCAGGATTCAAGAGCACCGACTCTTCTCAGGTCATTTCAACTCTCGTAAATAAATTCAAGATCATGAATCATTTCCAAGGTGAGATGAATAAAGCACAGCAAGATTATTTTGACCGAAATCCGACAGCCAAGACTTCTCAATTTTTCAAATCTAAAGAGTTCTTTGAAGTTGCTGATCAATACACAAAAACATTACGTAAACTGAATGAACTTTCAGTATTTTGAGGTGAACCATGGCTGAAAAAGATAAATTTGACCCCGAAAGTAAATTAAAAGAGTTACTACCTAATGCTTTTGATGATAAAGGTCAGTACAAACCTATTTACACTCCTACAGATGAACCTAGAGGCTCAGTCTCAGTAGAGCCTGCACCTTCTTCATTTGATGAACTTAGCCCTGAACTAGTTGCAGCGGGAACGGGAACTTTAGGTTTCTTAGGTGGGCAGAAAGCCAAAATGATTCAACAGCGTGTCCAGCCTTCCGCTAGAGCTAGCGCGCCTCCTCCTTCAACAGTTCCACCTCCTGCTTCTGCGCCTCCTGCTGCGGGTGGACCTTTAGCTTCTGGTGATAAATGGAGCAGTAAAGTTGTTGGCTCCATGGGTCCAGGAGGAGAGTCCGTCACTGAAGCTGCACGTAACTACAGAATTCAACAAGGACTAACACCTACTGAAACTGCGCAATTCAAAACTAACCGCGAAGGTATCATCCTTCCTAACAAAACTGAAGCCGAACAGCGAATGATGCAAGAAGCTCGTCAGAAAATGCTTTCCGAAAGAGCAAAACGTGCTGCTGAAGCTACAGGAAGAGGTATGGGTGTTGCTACCGATATAGCGCCTCGTTTAATGACTGGTATCAGCGCAGCAAGCGCGGGATATCAAGGAACAGACGCATACAATAGAGGTAGAAACAGAGATATTCCTGGAGCAGTGTTGTCTGGAATAGGCGCGTTAGGTAGCGTAGCTTCTATGGTTCCTCATCCTCTAACTAGAGGTATCGGCACTGCATTAGGGATTGTTTCACCTTTAGCTCTTCAAGCCTACGATTATTATCGAGGTGAATAGGTTGTCTCTACACACTAGTTTCACGTGCTAGTGTGCTTTAACCCCACTTCGGTGGGGTCTTTTTGTTGAGCCAAAGCCGTAGCTAAAGTCCAAGCCTCAATCCAGACGTTATAAGGATCTTTCAAAAGATCTGCGTTATTCGTTCTTTCAAGAAGAGCGACCCAATCTTTATACTGCTGCTCCATCACGTTCCTTCTCTTTAGATTTAGAAGAGTATTTAGTTTGAGCGCGCCTTTCAATACAGAAAGTGCATCGCCACATTCTTTTCTTACCTATTGTTACAAACTTCATCATATCTTTGTGTCTGAAGCATTGACAACTTAAACAAAATTTTCCATCTATCATCTTATTCTAGCTACCTTTGCTGTTTTTAATATCCGCTCATACTCGATCTTGGCTTCATCGTCCAGCTTACGTAAGGGTAGCTCTTGATAGTATTTGAACTTCTGTTGGTATTCGGCTTGCTCTGATGGTCTTACCCAACCATATTTAAGCCTCCATCGTTCTTCAATGTTTG